CTATTCCAGCTTGCGCATGACGCTGTTATACACTCGCTCGTTGACGACCTTCAAGCTGTCCATGAGTTCGTCCATCACTTCCCACGCACGGGCCGGGTCAACGCGGGCCACCGCGCGGAGGAAATCGCTATCTCCGTACTCCTTTGCGGGCGCGGCAGAGTATCGCGGCATCGCCGGCGGCTCGGCCTTCCCACGGTTTTGGTTTTGGATGGTATACAGCGTCGCCAGCTTTTCGTAGTTCGTCCAGCTGGATTTTTCCGTTTCCAGGCGAGAGATCCAAAGCTGCAGCTCCTTTTCGTCGATCATCGGGGCCTACCCCCTTTATTCCTCCATCATGTCCATTGCACGACGCAGGGCATCCTTGATGCGGTCATCGTCAGTCTCGCGCATCATATCGTTGATCTGGCTGCGCAGATGCTCAGTTGCGTCCGTGCGGCTGTAATGCCCGCGGACATAGTGCCGTCTCGCGTAAGAGACGCCCCTCCCATACGAATTGCGCATATCGTCGTCGTGATAGCGGCTAAAATAACCGCCCTCTTCAAGCGTCTCGATCTTGTCGATGTTCTTGATGGTGTCGGTCAGCTTATGCGCGATATCGAGGTCTCCCGCGCCAAGCTCACCCTTGCGGGCGATTTCGTCAAGCTCCTTGCAGAGCATGTCGCGCAGATTATACATAGATTTCATTCCCATTGTGTTCTCCTTTCTCAGCAAACTCTGGTAATGATAAGGTTCGCGTTTCTCACGTCAATGGCTTCGCCGCTCACGTTGCGGATGGACAGCGACGCGCAGCAGCCCTTTGTAACGTCAACGTACTCGGATGCCGCTGCGTTAAAAAACGCCTCCGCAGCCGTGGGCGTAACCGTCGCAACGGAGGACAGCAGGGGTTCACCGTCAACCGCAATGGCAACGGAGATGGGGCCTGGGGTCCCGCCGGTGCTTACGGCAATGTTGCCGATAAAGTCCACCTTGTAGCGGGCGCGGCACTGAGAGCAGTTGCCGCGAAGGTTAAACAGGCCGGAGCCTACCCGGTGAGTGATAAGGCCCTTTGTGCAGGGGATCGGTGCCTCGGTAAAAAGCACATTCTGATTTGCCGCCACAGTCTGCGTGGCAATCGCAGTGTATTCAGGCATAGAAAACTCCTTTCATAAAATCAGCGGCAGGGCTATTGCCCCGCCGCTTTGGTTTAGTATCGGCACGGGGCCAAACATTTTGTTGACGTTAACAAAACATTGCCAACAAAAAGCTATGCTATGCAGTTATCAGCAGCCGCAACCGGATCCACATCCACCATAGCCGCTACCCGCCCACGGGTTGCAGGTAATGTAAGCGGGAGAAGGGCACGGGCGAAGCTGCGAAATAAGATAGTTGTTCTGCGCAGACTGAGACGCCGCCAGACGCAGCTCCTGATTTGCACTCTCCAGATCGCGCATCTTGGAGTTGGTCAGGAAGTCCAGAATGGCGCGGCTGTTGGCGTTCTGATTTTCCACGATGTCGCGGGTCGCGTTCTGCACCGTGTTGCGCGTGTCGCACGCCTGCGCGGCCATGTCGTAGCGCACGCCCTCGATGCTGCGCTGGGTGTTGCAGCAGCACTCGGCAGCCTGCATCTGCATGGCGTTGAGCTGCTGCATCAGCGCGGCCTGCTGGTTGGCGCGGGACAGTTCAGCGGTCTGGAAACCGTTGTTCATGTTTTGGTTGACACCGGCAAAGCCGTTCAGCAGCGTGGTGTTCGCGGCATAGAAGCCATCGCACAGCCCACCGTTGATGAGATCCATCTTGCGCTCAATGTTGGCAAAATCGGAAGACAGCACATAGCCGTCTACCACGCCGCCGGAATTGCCGCCGTTGTTGCCCCAGCCGTTATTACCCCAGCCAAGGAAGGCAAACAGGAACAGGATGATGATGAACCAACTGCCATTACCATCCCATCCAAAACCGCCGTTGCCGCCGGAGTTAGTGGGTGCCACGGGCATTGTCAGCATGGGAGCGCCGTCAGAAGAAAGAGACATAGAAAAACTCCTTTCAGTTTTTTATTATCAAATCGTGGCCACGATATTGATTAACCTAATAATTTAGCAAACACTTTGCTTAAACTTTGCTTAAACTTGCTTAAACTTGCTTACTGCATCAGGCTTTGGAACTGCTTCGCCATCTGCTGCAACTGGTTCAGCTGAGCTTGTGAGAGTTTCCCGCTCTGCAAGAGTTTTTCGACCTCTGCTTTGGGGTCGCCATGAAAATTTGCCTTGAACTGCTGGAACTGCTGCACCATCTGCATAAAGCCGTTGCCGCCGCCCATTGCACCGAAAAACGGATTATTCATCGCTCTTTTCCTCCTTGCGCTTCTTGCCCTTCATTTCGCTCACAAGCGCCGCCAGCGCGTCGAACTCTTTACGGGTCACATATTCCGCAGCGGGCGCTTTCTGCGCGTCAGGGGCGCTTGCAAGCCGCTCTACAAGGTCGTATACTTTGAGCGTCGGCTTGCCGCTTGCATCGGCCTGTTTGAGATACACAGTCGGTGCGGAGCTGTCCCACAACGCCACGGCGGCGTTGGGCGCGATCATCCAGTTTCGGGCCTCCTGTTCGCCGCTGACCCACTGTACACCGCTCTGCGCCACCGGATTTTGAAGGGCCTGCGGAATTTGAGATTGCATCTGTGGTTGCTGCATTTGCCGCATCTGCATCAGGTTATCCTGCATTGGGGGTGGATAATAGGGGTTCTGCCATCCGTAAGGTGTGTAAGCCATAATCAGTCCTCCTTAACCCAGTAATACAATACGTTCTCGTTGCTGCTGTCCCAGCTGTCCCAGATCGTGCCATTTTGCACGCAAACCACATGGCCGGACAGGGCCAGAATATAGTTGCCTACCGGGTGATCCTCCGCAAACTGTCCCACCGTGTAGCAATCCGGGCAAGTGTCCGGTACGATGTACCGCCGGTATCCGATGCTGCGGAGATACCGGCCCCAGCAAGCATTTGCAGACGGCATATCCCCGTCAAGATATCCTTGGATGCACAGTCGCAAATACGTCTCGCCCCAGTCCTTGCCGGTGGCTTTTGATATTGCTCTGACGGTACAGTCCCCTGTGTTTTTCCCTTTTGGGTTCTCGTTGTAGTAGCTATACATATTCGCGCCTATCGTCGTGCAAGAGCTCTACAATGCGCACAAGGGGAAGCAATCCGGCGGTGTCAGATCCGTATTGATTGCATATATCACGTGCCATATCCGCCGTATACCCACACGCCAACAGCCGCTCCATTACGCTCAT